GAAAGCCAATATGAGAATAAGTACTCATATGCTATGGGTCCTCGAATATATAATTCATTAAACAAATATGGTTGGGGTAACCATAAATTTGAAATTATAACTGAATGTCAAACACATGAATTGAAATATTTGGAGGTATTATACAAAAAATTTATATTATCTAAAGTAGGGTGGAAAAATGTTTTATTTTGTGAATTATATGATAAAGGAGGAGGGCCACGAAACCAAAAAACAAAAAACAAAATTAAAATGAATAGATATGGAAAAAATACAGTCATCATTAACCAGTATAATCTTCAAGGAGATTTTATAAAACAATGGAGTAGTATAAAACTAGCAGAATCAATCCATGGGAAAGGTATAAAATCATGTTTATCTAGAAAAAAATATACAGCTGGTGGATATATATGGCGATATGAAGGTGATATAGTGAATGATAAAGATTTAATTAAAATTCATAACAAATATAATCAACTAAAGAAACCCATCATCCAGTATGATAAACAAAATAATATCATTAAAGAATGGGATAGCGCCATAACCATTGAAAAAAATATGGGTATATTCAAATCAAATATATCAGCCTGTTGTTGTGGTAAACAAAAAACAGCTGGAGGGTATATTTGGAAATATAAAGATTAATTATTATATTTAATTTATGAGTGCACCTATATTTAACATTCTTAAAAGAATAAATACATCGAAAGAAGATTGGGACTTAATACCTGAAAATGAGCGTAAAGCTTTTAACCCATGGTTAATACATCGTTTTCTGAGTATGAATCCTGATTACATTGAAGTTGTAAACATTGTCCAAAAATATCAATACCTAACTGATAAACAAGTGTATACTATTTACAAAAATTTAATACCAAAACGTAATGTGTTTCTTAAATACATTAAAGGAAAAAAGGATAAAACATCTGCTGAAGATATTAAATATCTAGCTGATTATTTTGAATGTAGTACACGTGAAATAAAAGAGTATATTGATATAGTACCTAAAGAGGAACTAGCAAATATTTTGGATAATTTTAAAGTTACCACATCTAAAAAGAAAGTAAAGAAATGACAAAAAATACTGATGTAAAACCACAACCTATCCCTTCACCTAAAGAAATTATGGTAAAGGAATACCCAACCATATATAATGGATATAAACAAATTATGGATGAGCAGTTTGAACTCTTCATACGTAAGCATCTCGACTATGGAATGGGGAATATTTCTCAAGGTACTAATCTTGAAACAGATGATGAAAAGAATTTTGCTATGTCAGGTCTATTTTTTAGATTAAATGATAAAGTAAATCGCTGGAAAAACCTATTAGTAAATAAACGTGAAGCAAATAATGAAGCGTTAACAGATACATATCAAGATATCACTAACTACGGTATTATTGCTCAACTAGTAGAGCGAGGTATGTGGAAAAAATAACCACATGGAATTAAACGAATCCAAAATTCAGCTAATTAAAAAAACTGAACCAGTAGATATTAACTATTCATACGAAAAGTCAGTATCATTTTCTCAATATCAAATTTATAAGCAATGTCCTTATAGATGGAAACTACAGTACATAGATGGTAATTACATTTATGAACCAAGTATGTATGCTGTATTTGGAACAGCTATGCATGAAACATTACAGCATTATCTTCAAGTAATGTATGATAAATCAGCAGCTGAAGCTGATAGGATTGATATTGAGCCCTTCTTCAAATCCCAATTCATTGAAGAATACAATAAAACAATGAAACAGAATAACAACACCCACTTTTCTGACCCCGCAGAAATGAGAGAGTTTTATGAGGATGGAGTTAATATTTTGGATTACTTTAAGAAAAATAGAGGTAAACATTTTTCTAAAAAAGGATGGGAATTAGTTGGTATAGAATTACCCATAGTATACCCCGTAAATGATACTCATAAGAATTTATATATGAAAGGGTATCTTGATTTGGTGATGTATAACAAAAATTCAAATCAAATCACTATATACGATATCAAAACATCAACTTACTCATGGAGTGAAAAAACAAAAAATAACAAAATAAAACAAGACCAGCTAATAGCTTACAAGATATACTTTTCCAAACAATATAATGTACCTATTGAAAATATTAGTGTTAAATTTTTCATTGTAAAACGTAAATTATATGATAATGTTGATTTCCCTCAATCACGAATCCAAATATTTAACCCTCCTGAAGGAAGAAATAGTATAAATAGAACTAATAAAAGTTTTAATACTTTTATAAACGAATGTTTTACTACTAATGGAAAATACAATAATGATAGAGAATACATAAAAAACGTATCTAAATCATCATGTCAATATTGTCCTTACTCAAAAGATAAATCATTATGTGATAAAAAGAATTAAGTTCCACCCATACAAAGACGTCTTTTTAATATATTTATTACATATAACATAAAATAATATCACCATGAGTAAAAAATGCTATAAGTGTAATAAAATTAAGGATTTTAATTTTTTTGCTAAAAATAAAAGATATAAAGATGGGTTTAATGATGTATGTAAACCATGCAGAAAAAAAATTAATATTGAAAGAAAAGAAAAAGACAAACAATACTACCATAATAATAGAGACAAAATCATTTCTCAAAATAAACAAAATTACATAAATAATAAAAAAGAAAGATTAGAATATTCTTCTTTATATTATGAAAATAACAAAGAAGAATTAAAAGAATATAATAAGAAATGGAAACGTTCAAATCATGGTAAGGTTAAAAAATACAAAGAGAATTTCAAGATCCGACATCCACGTTATCATAACCAATACCAAAAACAAAAGTACCAAGAAATAGAACATAAAATTAAATCTAATATAAGGAGTAGAATATATAATGCTTTAAGAGATGAACCTAAAAATTCTTCAACTATAGAATTATTAGGATGTAGTATAATATCATATAAACAATATATTGAGTCTATGTTTGTAGAGGGAATGAGTTGGGACAACCATGGAGATGTGTGGGAAATAGACCATATCAAACCATGTGCTTTATTTGACTTAACAAAAGAACCAGATCAACTAGAATGTTTTAATTATATTAATACTCGCCCTTTATTTAAAACTACAGAAATAGCTAAATGTTTGGGTTATGATAATGTTCAAGGTAATAGAAATAGAAAAAAGAATACATGAGAACAACAAATAAAATAAAACCACAAAATTTAAGATTGGGGCTTTGGGTTCAAATGACCCAAGAGGCTTTCGATGAGGCAAATTATGCTGGAATGTATAGTACCAGAGAATTTCGAATCGAAGGTTTCGCTGATGGTAGTTCCCGTGAAGGTAGCGCATTGATTTGTCATTATACAATACCAACAAATGATGGTTATAATGGTAAAATACATAGTGGCGCTTATGATGTTGACTTAGAAGGTATAATATTAACCGAGGAATGGTTAAAAAAAGCTGGGTTTCATTACAACGAAGAGTGCAAATATTGGATTGATGGGACATGGGAATTGGCATTTGCAAAACAGCGTAGTTGTTGGCAGGTTAGGGGCCATAGTGAATATGATGGTTCGACATGGTTTCTTAAAAATATAAGATACGTTCATGAATTTCAGAATATATATTACGAAATTAATGACTTTGACCCATTTGATAAAAAAGAAGATTAAAATAATGTGTTTTTGACGTTCTCGTATATATTTATATCTGAACATTAATATATATTGAAATGGCAAAAAAAGATTTACAACTAACATCCGTAAAGGTTATAACAGATGCCTTTGATGACTTTAAGATGACGTGTATTAAAACTAAATTCAATCTACAAAAATTGGTACATAGCTCTATGGAGCTATACAATAGTAGTGAAGATTATAGAAAACTAATGCATAATCCATCCACATCAGGTAGTTACTCACTTTAATAAATTAAATACATAAATGAAAGAAGGTTATATTGAACAAGCAGATAGGAAAAAAATCCTATTGATTGCTGATGACATTCGCATGACTTCCGGGGTAGCCACAATGGCACGAGAAATAGTTGTTGGAACAGCCCATCACTACAATTGGGTTAATGTTGCTGCTGCTATTAAACATCCCGATGATGGTAAACGATTAGATTTAAGTAATGACACTAATAAACATGCTGGGATCAGTGATTCAAATGTAGTATTATACCCCAATGATGGGTATGGTAATGCTGATTTAATCCGCCAGATGATTAAAATAGAAAACCCAGATGCTATTATGTTGTTTACTGATCCTCGTTATTTTGTTTGGTTATTCCAGATTGAGGATGAGATTAGAACCAAAATTCCAATTTTCTATTACAACATTTGGGATGATGCACCAGCACCATTATGGAATGAACCATTCTATGAATCATGTGATTTGTTGATGGCCATTTCAAAACAAACTGAAAACTTAAATAGACTGGTATTGGGGGAAAAAGCAGATGATAAAATATTGAGTTATGTACCTCATGGTATAAATGAAACTCAATTTTTCCCAATAACTAAAGAATATGAAAAATATGATCAATTTAAATCCTTTAAAAAGCGTATTTTGGGGGATAATGAGTATGATTTTGTTGCTTTTTGGAACTCTAGGAACATCCATAGAAAGCATCCTGCAGATGTTATCTTGGCTTATAACCAATTCATATCTCAGCTTCCTAAAGATAAAGCGAAACGTTGTGCGTTAGTAATGCATACACAACCTGTAGATCAAAATGGGACTGATTTACATGCTGTTAAAGAATTAATTTGTGATCCTGAGTATTGCAATGTATTCTTTTCTACTGATAGATTAGATTCTCAACATATGAATTATCTGTATAATATGGCTGATGTTACAATGTTAATTTCATCTAATGAGGGATGGGGATTATCATTAACCGAATCATTACTGACAGGCACAATGATCTTAGCCAATGTTACAGGTGGAATGCAGGATCAAATGAGATTTGAAAATGAAAAGGGTGAGTGGATTGAATTTGATAATAAATTTCTAAGTAACCATTTCGGCACATATAAAAAATGTGGTGAATGGGCCTTACCCGTATTCCCATCAAATATCTCACTAGCAGGATCAGTACCAACCCCATACATTTATGATGATAGAGCTGATTTTAGAGATGTAGCTGAACAACTTAAAACAACATATGAAATGAGTGTTGAGGAGAGAGTAGAACGTGGATTAAAAGGTAGAGAATGGGCTACAGGAGATGAGGCCGGATTCACAGCTAGAGTAATGTGTGAAAGAATGATAGAAGATATAGATGATGCCTTTGATGAGTTTGAACCTCGCCCATCATATACATTGACTAAAATTGAAACCAGAGAAAGAAAAGCAGTTAGACACCCTTTAACATATTAATAAAATGAATAAAACGTTATGTGTAGTATCATGCCCTGCTGATACATTTAGTGGATATGGAGCAAGAAGTAAAGATATACTGAAATCACTATTTAAACTTAAAGGTGAAGAATGGGACATTAAAATAGCATCCCAACGATGGGGTGTAACACCATATGGTGCTTTAGATGCTAATAACCCAGAGGATAAACAAATATTAGATAATATCCTTACCACCAACCAATTACCAAAACAACCAGAAATTTGGGTACAAATTACCGTACCAAATGAATTTCAACCTATTGGAAAATACAATATTGGTATTACAGCAGGTATTGAAACAACTATTTGTGATCCTTCGTGGATTGAGGGTTGTAATAGAATGAATGAAATTTGGGTTTCATCTAATCACTCTAAAGAAGTATTTGAATCAAGTAAATTTGAAAAACGAGATAAAAATACTAACCAACCAGTAGGTGTAATTGAATTACAAAAACCTATTAAAGTATTGTTTGAGGGTGCTAAAACTGATGTATATAAGCCAATCAAATCATCTCAAATCAAATCCATTGATTTAAATAGCT